TGTTACTTTTTCTGGATGTGTTACATGGGCAACACTTAATATCAAACTTTGTTTTTTGTTGTAGTTATTTCTGACAACCACACCAGAACCTGTCCAGCTTTTGCTTTCACTTTTTTCTTTTGTTTCTGGTGGAACTGAAGCATTAACACCCAATAAACTAGCTAAATTGATTCTATGACCAGAGATTTTAGTATATATTTTAACTGTGCTGCTCATTGCTTCACGGGCATCATAACCTTCTTCTTTAAAAATTCCGCAACGTTTAAAGCAACCACTCATCATTACTAACATCATTGTTGCTGCTATTAATTTGTGTTTAATCCATGTATTATTTCCTTTCATCACGCACTCTCCTCCCTATAAAAGTAGGGCTGACCTATTATTAACTAGTGATAAAAAAATTATTCGGCATTTTGCTACTTTTTAACTATTTATTAGTTTTACCTAAAAACGTTTACAGCACTATTTATTTATGTAATACTAGTTTTGGGAGAATTATATGAATAATAACTTTATAGGCACACTTAAAGTTTTAGAGGTAAAGGATAACCCGGATGGCAGTGCTACTATTGAATTTGATATAAGTGATGAATTTAAAGATAATTTAATTAAACATATGGGATGGGAAGAGTGGTCTGACGAATTATTCCAAAAATTTGTGTTAGAGGCTCTAGAAAAAGCCGTTAAGAACAGACCTGTTGACAGAATAGAAGACTAGAAGTACTATCTTCTTACTATGCAAACAAACACCACCAACAACTCTAATGATACTAGGAACATTGCTGATCGCTATAAGTTTGATCGTCTGGTTAAATGGACCACGGAAATGATTAAAACCGATCTCCAGCAAAAGGCTTTTCCTTTTGCTGTGATGATGGAAAATCTTGTTGGAGATTTTAATCTTTCTTCTGTTCTTCGTTCCTGTAACGCAATGAATGGTCGTGAAATGTTCTATCTTGGTCGTAAGCAATATGATCGCCGTGGAACAGTTGGCACACATCATTATACAGATATTATTAATCTAAAGGATCGTGAAGAGCTAATAAAACTTAAGGATCGTTATACTTTTGTCGCTTTGGAAAATAGCGTTCCACAAGCAGAAAGTATGTATAATTTTGTATGGCCTGATAATCCGCTAATTATTATTGGAGAAGAGGGTATTGGGATTACTCAAGAAACTTTATCCCTGTGTGATAGGTTTGTTTATATTCCACAATATGGCAGCGTCAGAAGTATGAATGCAGCAGTTGCTGGTTCAATTGCAATGAATGATTTCTTAATGAAATATCATAAAAACAATGCATAAAATACTATTTATACTGTTATGATTAGAATAAAAATATTAAATGAATCAAAACAGTTATTAAATGAAGTTTCTTTTGAAGATGCTAAGAAAACTCTTGATGGTAGTAAATTTGTTAAGAGATTAAAAGCACTATCCAATATAATTGGACCATTGACAGGTTTAGAAATTTTTAAAAACAATCCTGAACATGAAAATTTTATACTTTATATAAAAAGAGACATTGAAGATACTATTCCATATGACATTCCAGATAACAGTAAAGGATTGGCATTATTGTGGTTAAAACAAAAATTAATAGAAGATCCAAAAGGATATTTTAAACATCAACAAGCCGATACTAGAAACGCAATTGAAAGATTTTTTCAATATAACGGCTCTCAGCAAATGCCTAACTTTATTAATCCTGTAGAAAAAAAGGATCTTAATAAAGTAGAATCTCTTGATGAATTGCAAAAGTTAGTAAAAGAGGCGACTCCATTATATAATAAATATCAAGAAGAAAGACAGAATAAAGATGTCGAATCAGGAACAGAAAAAATATACGATGGTCCTGAATGGACTATATTAGCAGCACACAATAAGGGTGCAGCGTGTGAATTAGGTAAAGGCACAAGCTGGTGTACCGCTGCGCCCGGTCTTCATTATTTTAATGAATATTATCAAGAAGGTAGTCCATTATTTATCTTTATTAGTAAAGAAAACCCTATTGAGAAATATCAATTCAGTTACTCTTCTCAACAGTTTATGGACAAAGAAGATCGTTCTATATATAAAGAAGATATATTTTATAAATTAAATAAGCTTTTGATTAGTACCCCCGGAATTAAAGAAAAATATCCTATTTTAAAAGACTTTATATATCATAAAGTGGGCGATAGGATGGTGCAGATTAAAAAAACCAATGATGTTACATATTACATGGTAAACAAAAGAACTATAATGACTAAAGATAGTGAAGGACTTATTAATCATTTTGACTATGACAATCAACTTCATAGAGAAAACGGTCCAGCTGTTTATAATAAATATGAATATCAAAAAGATCCTGAAAACGCACCCCAAACTTGGGCAAAGCATGGGAGTACCTTTAGAATCGATGGTCCAGCAGAAATAGATAAAGAAGGTTATAAATATTGGTTAATATATGGTAAATATATAAATATAGATCCAAAATATAAATACGGTGGTCCATCAATAATTACGCCAGACGGTAAACAAATATGGCGTATCGGAGTTGAGCGGTTTACTAACGAACAAGATTTCATTAAGTATATTGAAGATTTTATAAAAAATGAAGACAAGTTAGATGAATATGAAACTTATCCAATAAAAAATTATTTACAGAAACTTAATGATTATAGGCAAGAATATTTAAAATCTAATTCTAAAAAATTAAAAGAAAATAAGAAATTTGTTATAAGAATTCTAAGGAATACATAATGTCAAAAAAAACCTATATTCTAGATACGAATGTGTTGTTGAGCGATGCAGAAGCGATTAACTCGTATAAGAATAATGACGTTGGGATACCCTTAAAGGTATTAGAAGAAGTAGATAAGCATAAGAAGCGTCAAGATGGTGTTGGCGCTAACGCTAGACAGTTTATACGTCTATTAGACGCGCTTCGTGAAAAGGGCGACATAGTTGAGGGTATTAAACTTGGAAAGGGTAGAGGCTCCATTAGGACGCTTAAATGCGATTTAAGCCTGTTGCCAGATGCTTATGATAGGCAACATCCCGATAATCAAATACTTGCTTGTGCATTAACAGAGATTAAAGAAGTTGGTGACAACAAAAATATCATTCTTGTCTCTCAAGATATTAACATGAGAGTTAAGTGCGACTCTGTTGGTGTTAAAACAGATGATTATATTCCTAATCAAATAGTAGAAAGGGCAGAAGAAGTATTTACTGGCTTCACACAATATCTTGTAGATGATGCTCTTATAGATCGTTTCTATGCTGGTGAAAAGATTATGCTAGAGCAAAAGGATATTAAGTTATATCCTAACCAGTTTGTTATGTTAGTATCAAACGCTAATGACAAAAAAACAGCTTTAGCAAGATTTAAAGCATACAATCATCCACTAAGCAAGACAAAAGAATATAAAAATGGCGTTTGGGGTATACATGCCAAGAATAAAGAGCAGCAATTTGCCCTTGAATTATTAATGGACCCAGATGTAAAGATTGTTTCTATCATTGGTCGTGCTGGTGGAGGTAAAACTCTTAATGCTTTGGCAGCTGGTCTTCAACAAATTCTTGATGATAAAGTATATAAGAAACTAATTGTTTCCCGACCAGTACAGCCAATGGGTAAAGATATCGGCTATCTTCCCGGTACTCTAGAAGAAAAGATGTCCCCTTGGTTAGCACCTGTACAAGATAATTTAGAGTTCCTTATGGGTGACGATAAAGCACATTTACAGATGCTAATGGAAGCTGGTACTATTGAAATGGAAGCCCTCACATACATTCGTGGTCGTTCCATCGCTAATGCATTTATTATTATTGATGAATCACAAAACTTAACATCCCATGAATTAAAGACTATTATTACTCGCGTTGGCGAAGGAACAAAGATTATATTAACAGGAGATATCGAACAGATAGACAATGCTTATGTAGATGCAACAACTAACGGTCTTACATACGCTGTTGAAAAATTAAAAGACTATGAAATTTCTGGTCATATTACCTTGAAAAAAGGTGAAAGATCTGCTGTCGCAAGCCTCGCCGCATCAGTATTATAGAAAGAAAAATATGGAAATCATTAATCAAGATATTTTAAAACCAGTAGAAAAAATTAATCCCATGAAAGAATGGCTTGTAGATTATGTCGGCAACAAACTACAACCAGCTAATAACGAAGTTACAGTAGCAATGCTAGTAGAAGCAATGGCAGAAGAATTCCCAGAATTTGTTATGGCAGTTGCAGAAGAAAACTTTATTCGTGGTTATCAACAAGCATTCAAAGATTTAGAAGCAAATGGTGAAATAACTCCAACAAAAAATGAGTAGTGTAAATTATATAAAAAAATCTTCTGCTAAGAATGCTGCTCAAGTAAGAGAATATAGCTTATTTGGCAGCATTCTTGTTATTGTTGCTAACCCACTTCCTGAAGAAATTAATTTAAAAAGTGTTTTAAAACGTATAGAAAAAAATATACCAAAACATTTATTTATTAATTTAGATATCATTTATTTTGGTGATTTTAAAGAATTAAAAGCTCGACAAGTTTCTTCTGCTTATATGGACGGAGGAATATATTTAACCAATCAACAAGTATCTGATGAAGAAATATATAATTCAATTGTACATGAGTTGGCACATAGTATAGAAAAAAACTTTGAAAATGATTTATACGGAGATGATAAAGTATTAGAAGAGTTTTTAAATAAACGTAAAAAATTAAAAAGCATTTTAGAATCTAATGGTCTTTATTGTGCTGATTCTCTATATTTAAGACCAGAATTTACAAGAGATTTTGATGATTTTCTGTTTAAAAAAGTTGGCTACGATAAATTAACATTATTAATTTCAAATCTGTTTATTTCTCCCTATTCGCCAACATCATTAAGAGAATATTTTGCTTCTGGATTTGAGTATTATTATTGCGGAGACAATCCAGAATATATATCTCAAATATCTCCAAAGCTTTATAAAAAAATTATTTACTTGACAAAGAAGTAAATTAGACTTATAATACTCGCTAGAAAGTGAGTACTACATGTCTAATCATATATCTTTTTCTGCTTTAAAGCTTTGGAATGACTGCCCTTTTAAATATAAATTAACATACATTGATAATGTTCAAAAGTTTCGTGGTAGCGAATATACAATCTTTGGTACTTCGCTGCATGAAGCTTGTGAAAAAAAGCTTCTAGACAATAATATTAATGAAGTAGAATATTTTTTAAATAAGTTTGATGAAGAGCTAAAAAATATTCCTTCTGATGTTCAACTAGATCCCAATCTTTTAACTGAAATGAAAGAGCAAGGTAAGACACTTGCATCTATGGCATTGCCTGCCCTTAAAGAAAAGTTTGGTAATTTTAAAGTCTTAGCAGCAGAAGAGGACATCTTTGAAACCATTAAAAAAATTCCTGAATTGAATTATAATTTTAAAGGTTATATTGATTTAATTATTCAAACAGAAGATAATAAGATACATATCTTAGATTGGAAAACATGTGCTTGGGGTTGGGATGCTAAAAAGAAAAGTGATCCAATGATTACTTACCAGTTAACTTTTTATAAATATTTCTATTCTCAAAAGCATAATATAGATCCAAAAAATATTGAAACATATTTTGCGCTTCTTAAGAGAACTGCTAAGAAAGACAATGTAGAAATTTTCCGCGTAACAAGCGGAGACAAAAAAACAGAAAATGCATTTAACTTATTAACAAAAGCACTTTATAGTATTAATAAAGGTTTTTTTCCAAAGAACCGTCTTGCTTGCAAATATTGCGAGTATAATAAAACAAAGGATTGTCCCTAGTGAAAACAGCAATTATTACAGGTATTACTGGGCAAGATGGTAGCTATCTTGCAGAACTGCTTTTAGAAAAAAATTATAAAGTAGTTGGCCTTGTTCGTAGAAGTGCGATGGAAGACAAAAAGCTTTATAATATCCAACATCTTTTAAATAACTCTAATTTAATTATAGAAAATGGTGATTTAACCGATTCTCCATCTTTGTGGAGAGTTATAGGCAGTCATCAGCCCGATGAGTTTTATAATTTAGCAGCACAAAGTCATGTTGGCGCCTCCTTTACATCCCCAGAAAGTACTTTTCAAATAAATGCAACTGGCGTATTAAATTGTTTAGAAGCGATAAGGGTACTTAAACGAAATACAAAGTTTTATCAAGCTTCTACTAGCGAAATGTTTGGCGATAATTCTAGCGCTCCTCAAGGAGAAGAAACACCCCTTTCTCCAGTTTCTCCATACGCTTGTGCAAAAGTAGCGGCACATCATTTAATAATAAATTATCGTAAAGCATATAATATATTTGCTTGCTCTGGTGTTCTTTTCAATCATGAAAGCCCAAGGCGTGGCGAACAGTTTGTTACGAGAAAGATCACAAAAGCAGCTGCCAGAATCAAGCTTGGTTTACAAAAAGAATTACGTCTTGGTAATCTTGAAGCAAAACGAGATTGGGGATATGCAAAAGAATATGTAGAAGGTATGTGGATGATGATGCAGCATCATGCGCCCGACGATTACGTTCTAGGCACAGGAAAAACATACACTATTAAACAATTCATTGATTGCATAAGTGAAATAGCTGGTTATAATTTAATGCAATATGTTGTTATTGATGATAAATATAAACGTCCTAGCGAGGTTCCGTTATTATTAGCTGATCCAACAAAAGCTAAAAAAGTCTTAGGCTGGGAGCCTAAAACCAATTTAAAACAATTAGCAGAATTAATGTATAATTGTGATTTAGAAAAGGAAAAAATCTTAAAGGAGATTTTAGATGAACAAAAAAATTAAAATATTAACTCTTTCTGACCATCCGTTAACCAGCCGGTAACAGCGGATATAAAACTGGGTGAATTGCTGGAAACTTTCATAAATAATTTCGCTACAGCATAGTTGGAAACGACAAGTGCAAAAGCCAAAAAGAAATTATTGAAACAATCAGCAGCCAAGTGCCTGTCTTGAAAAAGTGGCAAAGGTTCAGAGACTACGGTTAGCCTAAACATTTTATGTATGGCAATGATCCGACAGCGCCCAGCACTTTAATAAGTGATGATATAGTCCAACAAAGTGTCACCATCTGGTGTAGGTAGTCAGTCCAACTACATCTTCCAAGGTCTGTTAAAAACAGGCAAATATCAAATTATTTCTTTAGGTGGTGCCATTAAACATCAAGACTATCGCCCTGTCAAGTTCCATGAATATGGCGATGATTTCGTGATTATCCCAGTTAATGGCTATGGAACGCCAGAATTAATTCGTACAATTTTAATGAAAGAAAAGCCTGATATCATTTGGATGATGACTGATCCAAGATTTTATACGTGGTTATGGAATATGGAACAAGAGATTCGTCCTAATGTTCCAATTGTTTATTATCATGTGTGGGACAACTATCCATATCCTAAATTTAATCGTGCATATTATCAATCGAATGACATGATAGCTACGATTTCTAAACTTACAAGCGATATTGTTAGGACAGTAGCACCAGAAGTCGAAGAACGTTATGTGCCACATGCGGTAAATCCAGATTTATTTAAGATTTTAGATGAAAAAGAATATGCACATTTACGTAATCCAAATAAAACACTTTTCTTCTGGACTAACAGAAATGCCAGACGTAAAATGAGCGGCAGCGTTGTATGGTGGTATAAAGAATTTCTTGATAAAGTTGGACACGATAAAGCATTTTTGCTAATGCATACAGATCCTAAAGATCCTCATGGACAAGATCTTGTAGCAATTGCAGAAGAATTAGGCTTGACTAAAGAAAATTTTGCAATTTCTGCTGGTAAAGTTTCACAAGCGGAAATGACTAAATTTTATAATGCTGCCGATTGTACAATAAACATCAGCGATGCAGAAGGCTTTGGTTTGTCATGTTTAGAAAGTCTTTCTTGCGGTACTCCTGTTATAGCTAATAAAACTGGTGGAATGCAAGATCAATTAACAGATGGTGTAGATACATATGGTGTTCTTATAGAACCTGCTAGTCGTGCAGTTATTGGCTCTCAAGAGGTACCATATATCTATGAAGATCGTGTTAGTAACAAAGATGTAGTTGAAGCGATGATTAAAATTCATAATATGTCACGCGAAGAACGTAAAGCGCTTGGTCGTAAGGGACATGACAATGTGCAAAAGAATTTTAATTTTGCAACTTTCCAAGAAACTTGGGATAAACTATTAACAGAAGTTCACGAAAAATGCGGTTCTTGGGAAACACGTAAAAATTATAAATCCCTAAGCGTAAAGGAATACTAAAATGAAAAAAATTTTAATCTCTGGTCCTGTGTTGTCAAAATCTGGATACGGAAAGATGTCTCAGTTTGCGTATCGTTCTCTAAAAGATAGAACTGATGTGGATTTATATATTATTCCAACTGCTTGGGGAAATACTGGTTGGCATTTTGAAGATAACGAAGAAAGACGCCACATTGATTCTCTTGTGGCAAAAACACAAACATATATTCAACAAAGCAATGGTCAGCCGCAATTTGATGTTGCAATTCAAATTTCTATTCCAAATGAATGGAAAAAGATGGCATCAATTAATATCGGTTATACTGCTGGTATTGAAACGAACCTTATATCTCCAACTTGGCTACAACCTTGTCAGCAAATGGATAAGATTATTGTTATCAGCGAACACGCTAAAGCTGGCTTTGTTAATACAATCTTTGGAAATCCGCAAGGACAGCAGTTTAAAGTTACTACACCGGTAGAAGTAGTTCATTTACCTTATCAGGATGCCACTAAAAAGGCTCTAGAATTGGATTTAAGGCACGATTTCAACTTCTTGGCTGTATGTCAATGGGGACCAAGAAAAAACTTAGAACAGACTATTGTGGGCTTTATAGAAGAATTCCGCAAAGAAGAAGTTGGATTAGTATTAAAAATTAATTCTGCAAATGATTCTATCATGGATAGAACGTATACCGGGAAACGTTTGGAACAGCTATTATCTGCTTATCCTGACCGTAAATGCACTGTTACATTAGTTCACGGTCATTTAAGCGAAGGTGAAATGGAATCACTTTACGTTCATCCAAAGATTAAGGCAATTGTTTCTACAACTCACGGTGAAGGGTTTGGTTTACCATTGTTAGAAGCTGCCGCAAATGAACTTCCTGTGCTTGCAACTGATTGGAGTGGTCATACAGACTTCCTATACATGCCAGACGGAGAAGAAAAGAAGCGTATGTTTGGTAAGATTGATTATGACTTAAAACCTATCGAAGCAGCACATGTTTGGAAGGGTGTTCTAGAAGAAGGAACTCAATGGGCATTTCCAAAGACGGCATCTTATAAAGAAAAACTCCGTGATTGTTATAAAGATTATGGCCGCTATAAGTCACAAGCCAAAAAATTAGCTCCTTGGGTAAAAGAAAATTTTAATGAAAGTAAATTAGAAAATAAATTTTCTGTTTTATCTGCGGGAGAATTGCCAATACAAGTTAAAACAGAAGAATTGCCTTTGATTTCTATTTTTGCTTCAGTTTATAATTCTGATGAATACATAGAACAATATTTAGATGATGTAACTAGACAGAGCATTTTTAAAGATAAATGTGAATTAATTCTTATTAATCCCAACTCTCCCGGTAATGAAGAAATAATTATTAAAAAATATATGGAAAAATATCCAAATATTAAATATATTAAATTGGATCACGATCCGGGTATTTATGATACTTGGAATCAAGCAATCAAATTATGTTCTGGCGAATACATAACAAATGCTAATTTAGATGATAGAAAATCTCCATTATCAATAGAAAAACACGCTAAAGCGCTTTTTTCTAATCCAAATGTAGACTTGGTATATGCAGATAGTTATATTGTTACTGAATCTAATAAACGTTGGGAAGATATTAAAGAAGATACACAAAAATATAATTTTGAACAGTTTTCTCTAGATGCAATGTTAAGAGGCAATCCACCACATAATAATCCAATGTGGCGTAAGACTATGCATAATAAAAACGGTTGGTTCAACCAAAAATATAAATCTGCTGCTGATTGGGATTTCTGGTTAAAATGCGCGTTTAATGGTTCAAAATACATGAAAATAAATGAAGTATTGGGTATTTATTATCACAATCCAAAAGGTATGTCTACCAATCCCGAAAATAGCTCTTGGAAGAGAGAAGAAGAAAAAGAAATATTTAAAAAATACATGAACATGTATCAGGAAAGAAATAAGTAATATGGTTTTGTTTACTGTTACTAATAATGTTTTTGCACCATGCGTTTTTAACCTTATAGAAAGTTATAAACTTTATTCTTGTAATAAAGAAATATTTATAATTTATTATGATTTAAATGATGACTATATAAAGCTTTTTAAAAATAAATATGGCTCACAAGTCAATTTAATACCAGTAGAGAAGGAATGCGAGCATGCTTTTAATTCAAGATTTTATTTTCCAAAAGCCTATGCTCTTAAAATAGCGCATAGTTTAAATAAGCCTTTTATGTTATCCGATGCTTCAAATGCTTTTTTGTATAATACTTATGAATTAGAATATTTAGTTAAAGAAAAAAGTAGATTTTTTATTGAATATCCAACAGAAATATTTAAAAATAAATATTGGGCAACTAAAAAAAGTTTAGAAATAATGAAGTGCAATTCTGTACATCATAAAGAAGCACAATCCTATTGGTCTGGTTTTCATGCTTATGAGCCAACAGACGAAAATAAGCAAATGATATTTGATCAATATAAATTAATGTTGAATTCTGATATAGCTGGTCCTTCAAATTTATTAAACAAACCAGATGGTAGCGATGCAGATTGCATTGCTCACAGAAACGATCAAACAGTTTTATCTTTAATGATAAATAAGTATGGCTTTAATCAAGCATTTAATATTGATAAATACAATAAATTTGGCGATCAGCAAACAGCCAAATTTATGTTACCAGATATATTTCGCAATTTTGACGAAAGAAAAATTTGTCTATATTCTAGATTTTCAAAAAATAATAATTTTAAATTTATTGATAATGATCTAAAATCTAAATTAGAAAAAATTTTTGAAATGTATAATATAGATAGAAATACAGGTAAAATTATAAAATGAATAATATAAAAGTTTTGCTTTCTTGTGATGATAATCCATTTTATTATAATTTTTGGAATGATGTTTCATATGTATGGAAACAAATATTTAATTTTGACCCGGTATTAATATATGTATCAGATGTTGAAAATAATAATCTTAGTAGTGCTAATGGACAAATAATTAGAGTTAATAAAATAGAAAATATTCCCACTTATCTACAAGCACAATTAGCAAGAGTATATTATACTTCTCTTTATAAAAATGATGTCTGTATGTTATCTGATATAGACATGATACCTATTAACAAAAGTTTTTTTAATAAAGAAAAAATCTTAGAACATACTAAAGATAATTCTATGTTTCATTTGAATCCTACCCCAAGAGAGTTTGGTCAATATCCAATGTGTTATTACTGTGGCACAGGACAGGCATTTGCATTTGCTACTAGTGATAAATCATGGGAAAATTTTATGAAAGAAGTAGTATCATGCAATTTTTCTGTTAACAAATTAAATTACAATCTTCCTTCGCATTTAAAAGGAAAAGATTTATGGTTTAGCGATGAATTATTTTTATATACAAAATTAAATCAAACAAAAACAAATATTAAAATAAATAATCAAATAATTAAAAGTTTTCAAAGATTAGATAGAGAACAAATACTATCTTTAGATCATAAATCAATAAATAATTACATTGATTGTCACATGCCGCGCCCTTTTGATTTATATGAAAAACAAATTAATTATATTATACATGGTATAGAAAATGCACAATGAAGATTTTTTTAATACGATTATAGATAAAAAAGAATATATATGTGGCAATTCATTTATTGATATTTCTAATGGAAAGGATATATTATTCTGTAAAATAGACAATGTATCAGAACACTACGGAAAGCAAATTGACACCTTCATTACGCATAATGGTGATTATAGCGTAGATCAAAATGCCTATAATATTGGACCAAAGTGCAATAAATGGTATGGACAAAATAAAAATATAAATATGGAAAAGGTACTATCTATACCTATAGGATTAGAAAATTTTGAACCTGAATTTTCATTTAAAAGTAATTATGGCAGATATTCTACTATGCCACCGATGGGTTACCAAAAAAAAGAGTATATATCTTTTTTATCATCCAACTGTAATGAACATAAAAATTTAATATATTTAAACTTTAATTCTACTACATTCCCTACAGAAAGAAATTATGTAAAAAGTTTATTTTTTAATGAATCTTGGGTTACTAAAGAAAATAATGTTGATTGGAAAATATATTATAATTCATTAATAAATAGCAAATTTTGTTTTTCTCCACGCGGCAATGGTATTGACTGTCATAGAACATGGGAAGCGCTATATTTAAGAACAATACCAATATTAAAAAAAGAATTTTATATGGAAGAATTTTCCGATCTTCCTATACTTTTTGTTGATCATTGGTCGCAAATAAATGAAGATTTTTTAAATATAAGTTATGAACAAATGATAAAAAAACAGTATAATTTAGATAAATTAAAAATCTCATTTTGGAAAAGGCATATATTAAATGCCAATAATTAATTTTTGGTTCGGCAGATTAGGTAATAATATACAGCAACTTTCTAATGCTATATTTTATTCACAAAATAATAATGTTAATTTTTCTTCTCCAATGCATCCATTTATAAAATGTTTTAGTATTATCAATGGCAAAGAAGATGATTTTAGTTCAAGATTCTTTTTTTATAACGGTTCACAAAAAGATTTTGAATGTGATGAAGAATTGTTAAATAAAGCTAGAAGAGATATATGTTTAAAATACATAACGCCTAATTTAAATATATCGTTTGAAAAACCATTTTCTGACGATACATTAGTTATACATCTTAGATCTGGTGACGTTTTTATATCTAATCCACCTTCTACTTATACTCAAAACCCACTTTCTTTTTATAAAAAAATAATAAAAAACTTTAAAAAAATTATAATAGTTAGTGAAGACAATAAACATCCACTACTTCAAGAATTATTAAAAGAAGAGAACGTTTCTTATCAATCATCGAGTATATCAGACGATTTTTCTACATTAATAAGAGCAAAACATTTAGCTACTTCAGGGGTTGGTACGTTTTCTATAGCAGCTGCTCTTTGTTCAATAAATTTAAAAAAACTCTATTGTTCTGATATATTTTGTAACGAACATTTAAATCCTACAATGTTGCTTAACAGCGATATAGAAGTTGAAATGTATAATATATCAAATTATATAAAAATTGGCGATTGGAAAAACACAATTGAACAAAGAAAAATTATGCTTGAACATGAGATAAAATATGTTAATACCTTATAAAAAAATAATAGAAAAATATAATTTAAATATCAAAAATATATTACATATAGGCGCTCATAACGCTGAAGAAAAAGATGATTATTTTGATAATGGATGTAAAAAAGTAATTTGGGTTGAAGCAAATCCCCAGCTAATAGAAAATTTGTCAAAGACAATTAAAGATGATAATAACATTATTTTAGAAGCCATAATATCTAATATTGATAATAAAGAAATAAATTTTAATTTAACAATTAACGGTCAATCTTCTTCTATTTTAAATCTTGGTTTACATAAAAATTTATTTCCTGATATTGTAGTTAATAAAACAATTTGTACAAAGACAATTACAATTAAAACTCTTTTTGAACAAAATAAGCTAAGTATTAAAGATATAGATTTTATAAATCTTGATATACAAGGGGCAGAATTATTAGCTCTTCAGGGAATTGGTGATGAATTAGAAAACGTGAAAGCGATTTTTACTGAAATAAATACTGATTATGTATATGAAAACTGTGCGCTTGTGGAACAAATAGATTATTTTCTTTCTTTATATAGCTTTAATAGAGTAGAAACAGTAATGTGGTGTGATCATCCTTGGGGCGATGCTTTGTATGTGAAACAATAAAATAAATAAACACGTTCTATACGATAACAATAACAACATAAATGCTTTTTGGCTTTATACAAGTTATTATAATTTAGAAAAATTAAAAATCTTATTTTGGAAGAAAACAATCCTAGGAAATTATTATGACAAATGATCCATTCGCTACCCATCAACCAGTGTTAAAAAAAATTTTATCTATTTTAGATAAAAATAAACCAATTCTTGAATTAGGATGTGGTCATGGCAGTACGCCGTTGCTACACGACTTTTCTACATCGCATCAAGTTGAAATATATACATTTGATAATAATGAAGAATGGTTAAATATTATTTCTTCACAATATAAATCTCATAAATATCATAATTATATAAAAGTGAACGATTGGAATATTGAGTTAAAAGAATATTTAAAATATGATTGGTCATTAGTATTTATTGATCAAGCACCGTGGGAAGCCAGAACGTTATCTTTAGAGCTTTTTAAAAATAAAACTGATTATGTAATTTTACATGATTGTGATTATTTTCCGGCTAATAATGTTTTTGGAAAACAATATAGTCCAATAATTTCTTCGCTATCAACTGGCCATAGAGATTATTCTGATATATTAAAATATTATGTAGAATATTTTCCTAAACACTTTGCTTCCCCTAGTGGTCCACCAACCCTTTTAGGAAGCCAATATAATAAAATAGATTTTTTAATAGAATAATATATGCTATCAACTATTAATTATTGATATAAAACAATGGAAATAAAATTATGAAAATTATAACCGGCGGTTCTGGTTTACTTGGCAATGCGTTTAAAAAATTAACTCCTAATGCTCTTTTCCCAACTCATAAAGAACTTGATTTAGTAAATAAAAATAATACTCAAGAGTATTTTGATAAATTTGCAGCTAGTGTTGATACAATAATCCATTTAGCAGGAAAAGTTGGCGGCGTAAAAGCCAATACGCAATATGTATCAGATTTTTATGAAGTTAATTCTGCTATTAACAACAATCTTATTACTACATGTGTAAAAAATAAAATTCCTACGCTCGTTTGTTGCTTATCAACTTGTATTTATCCAGATGAAAAATATATTAACTATCCATTGACAGAAGAACAATTACATAATGGTCCACCGCATGATTCAAATTTTGGCTATGCTTATGCTAAACGAATGGTTGATATACAATTAAAGGCAGTGAGACAACAGTACGGTTATGATTATATAGCAGTAATACCAAATAATATGTATGGCGAACATGATAATTTTGATTTAGAAAATGGTCATGTTATACCTTCTTTAATACGTAAGATTTGGGAAGCAAAAATAAATAACAAACCAACATTTGAAGTTTGGGGCGATGGAGAGATATATCGTGAATTTACTTACGCAGAAGATATTGCTAAAGTTATATTATTTTGCATAGATAAATATAATAGTTCAGAACCAATTAATATTGGAAGCACACAAGAGTATAAATTAAAAGATGTTATAGAAATTATTACTAAAGAGTTAAACTATAAAGGTAATATAGTTTTCGATACATCAAAACCAAAAGGACAAATTCGCAAACCAACAAGCAATAAAAAATTATTAGATCTTGGATGGAAAAATGAATGGTATACGCCATTAGAAGTTGGTTTGAAAAAAACCTGTGATTGGTTTGTAAATAATTATCCTAATGTTAGAGGAGTTAAATAAGTGAAATGCTTGGTAACTGGCGGTGCTGGTTTTATTGGCTCTAATTTAGTAGATAGATTGTTACAGCTAGGACATGAAGTAATTGCAATAGATAACGAATCCTCAGAATCACATGAAAAATTTTATTGGAATAATAAATGCGAAAATCACAAACTAGATATTTGTCATTACGAGCAAATATCTAGTTTATTTAAAAACGTAGATTGGGTATTTCATTTAGCAGCAGAAGCTAGAATTCAACCAGCTATTTTAAATCCATTAAAAGCTATTAAAACAAATGTTTTAGGAACTTGCAATGTGTTGCAGGCTTCTAGAGAACATAAAATTAAAAGAGTAATTTATTCTTCTACTAGTTCTGCTTATGGTACAAAAAATATTCCACCGCTTGTTGAAACAATGCCAAAAGATTGCTTAAATCCATATTCTGTTTCAAAAACTTCAGGTGAAGAGCTGTGTTCAATGTATTACAAATTATTTGGTTTACAAACAGTGATATTTAGATATTTTAACGTTTACGGCGAAAGACAACCGACAAAAGGACAATACGCTCCAGTGATCGGTTTATTTTTAAAACAAAAAGAATTAGGAAAAAAAATGACTGTTGTAGGTGATGGTTTGCAAAAAAGAGATTTTACTCATATTAGTGATATAGTAAATGCTAATATATTAGCCGCATCTACTAATAATCTTGAAATATTTGGAGAAACATTTAATATTGGAACAGGTATTAATTATAGTATATTAGAATTGGTTAAAATAATTGGTGGCGATTATGAGCATATACCAGCTAGAATGGGAGAAGCTAAAATAACTTTAGCAAATATAAATAAAGCTAAAAATATGTTAAACTGGCAACCAAAAATTATATTAGAGGATTGGATAAATGCCAATAAATAGCATAGGAATAGTTGGTAATGGTTTCGTTGGTAATGCACTATACGTAAACTTTAAAGATAAATACAATACAAAAGTATATGACAGTCTACAAGAAAGATGCTTTAATACTTTAGAGGAAGTATTAGATTGTGATTATGTATTTGTGTGCTTGCCAACACCAATGAAATCAGCTGAAGGGGCAGAATGTAACTTAAGTATATTAAATAATTTTATTAATAATATACCATTGAATAATAAGTCTCTTTTTATTATAAAGTCTACAGTTCCTATTGGAACTACTAAAAATTTTAAAAGTTTAAGACCAGATTTAAAAATAGTACACAATCCAGAATTTTTAACTGCTGCAAACGCTGCTAATGATTTTAAAAATTCTTATAGAAATATAATAGGTGGAGAATTAGAAGATTGCAAATACTTAGCACAATTATTATCTGATATGTTTCCTAATGCGACTAATCTATTAGTTTCCTCAGATGAATCAGAAATGATAAAATATTTTGCTAATACCTTTTTAGCTGTTAAAGTTGCTTATTTTAACATGATGTATGATTTATGTATTGATATTAATGCTAATTATGATAATATTGTACAAGGTGTGTGTAGCGACGAAAGAATAGGTTATTCGCATTCTAAAGTTCCGGGGCCGGATGGTGATAGAGGTTTCGGCGGAACATGTTTTCCAAAAGATATTAATTCTTTAATCAAAACATATGAACAACGTGGATTAAATTGTGATATTATTAAAGAAGTGTGGAAGCAAAATAAGAACATAAGAAAAAACTGGGATTGGGCTGTATCTAAATCGGCAGTTTTAGGAGAGTAAATATGAAAATGTCTAACCAAATGCTATCTGCAATTATGATTTCATTACAAAAGAGCCTCATGGAACAAACAGATATAGTTCCACTACTAAAAGGTTTTGAAATGGAACTAGAAGGTGAAGAGTTAGTAGTTAAAAATCCTCCTAATAGCATTTCCGCTAAACCATTAACTGGTGAATAATATGCCAACCTATATTTATAAGTGTGATAAATGCGAAAATACCTTTAAAGCATTTCACGGTATGAACGATACACTTACTGAATGCTTAGACTGTCATGAAACAGGGTGTATAAATAAAATTCCTTCATTACTAACTTCATTACCGGAACGTAATAGAGATATAACGGCGGCTGGCACTCGCGTTAAAGAGGCTATAGAAGATAATAGACAGCTACTTTTAGATCAAAAGCAGCAATTATTAGCTAAAAAAATATAATATGACCTTTTTACTAAGCTTATTATTAGTCGCATCCCTAGCTGGAAATGTAGTATTGATATGGTATACCCGTAAATTAGTACAAAATCTTTATTACGGCGTTAAAAATGTTGATGAAATGCAAAAATTACTTAGTGAATATGCTTCGCTATTAGAACCATTATTAACTATGGAAAATTATTATGGCGATCCTGCTATAACTTCTGCCATTGCCAACACTAAGCTAGTTGTTGATGCTTGCAAGGCATATAAAAATTCAATTATAGAAAGCCAAGATGAAGAAAATAAAGAAAACGAAGAAGACAAAGGCAATCAAGTCAAAAGCACAACCCAAAACCAAGCGCAAACACCCGCCTAAACCTTCTAAAAAGACTTATAAACCACGTAAAGCTAAGAAACAAGTAAAGACAGCTATTGTCGTTGCAAAACCCGCTATAGCCCCTTCTGAGCCCAAGCAAGAAAAAGGGCAATATTTTACCAAGGTTCATGAAGACGCCATATTAGCTTATGCGTCAAGCACTGACAATAATCGTAAAACAGAATTATATATGACCCTTATCCAACCAGTATTTAATGAGATGGTTGAAAAGATAGTTTATACCTATAAATTCAATAGTTTACCAAACATAGATGATCTTAAAAATGAATGCAAGATCTTTTTAACTACTATATTAGATAAATATGATACCTCTCGGGGTTCAAAGGCATTTTCCTATTTTTCAGTAATTACTAAAAACTGGTTTATACACAAAGTAAAGAAAAATAATAATAAAAAAGAAGTATACATAGAAGATATTAAAGATTCACCACAAGAAGAGGAATTAGTATACGAAGAAAGTTATTTATCAAATCGAGAAAAGGAAGAATTTTGGTCTGCTTTAGATATAGAGATGAATGGTTGGTTTGATAAACGGTTAAAAGAAAATGAAATAAAAGTTTATAAAGCGATAATAATGCTTTTTAAAGAATGTGACTCTATAGAAATTTTTAATAAAAAGGCTATTTATTTATATATGAGAGAAATAACCGGTTTAAATACTAAACAGGTTGTTAACAATCTAAAGAAGTTTCGTAATAAATATGACCAATTTAGAGAAAATTGGGAAAATGGAAAAGTTACCCACGTTAATATAGAGGCACAAGCATATGAGCAATAAAACATTAGAAGACTATATTGCTGAAACCACCGTCAACATACAAAATGATAGAGCATTAGCCAGTAAATTGCTTATTGATTTGATGGAACAGATGGAAAAACAAAAAGAAGAAAAATATACACACAAGAACTTTGGTGAAATAGCTGCTATGTATCTTGAAACACTACAACGATCTAATGAGCAATTAGTTAAATTAGCTGCCATTGTTCAACGCCAAGAAGGCGGTAAAGATGGCATGTCTAAAAAAGAAAAGGATAATCTTTTTGATTTAATCCGTGAGGGATAAATAATTGTCTGCTGAAAGACCAACGAAAGTCAATCTCACATCTTTAGTATTTGATAGATTCAAGCCAACGCTAGATCTTAAAAATACCACTATTGAATCTTTATTGCGAAACGTTGCTGTAGATTATTACAAACCTGACACTCTTAAAAATGTAACTTTTTTTTCTGGACGTATACTAAGAAAAGTTGATGATCCAAAAAAGTTCGATCCGTCGCCATTTAACGAAATAAATAGCACATCAGACACAAATATTTCTAGATATAAAGTTTGGGTTCATGATTTATGTATTGTCAACGATCCAAGTGAAAATACCAATGTTAATAATCAAGGAAGTATTGTAGAAAATATTTATCCTTCCGATGACACAGAATACGGCAGATCTCTAATAAGCTGTTTGCAAGATTATATTGTAACCGACTCAGAATTAAATTCGCCATGTGTCGGTGATGATGTCGTAGTTACCTACAGAGATCTAACAAATTTTAAACATGGCATTATTACAGAAATACAAAATAAAACTTCAAATGGTGAAAATACAATAAATCCAAATGCTGCTGGTGGTGTTCCCGTGAGCGGGAGTAACAAACCATCCGCTGCTTTTGCTACTGCTACACCCGCTGCAAATATTGAAGAATCTAATAATGATGAAGAAATAGAATTATATAATCAAAATGGTAAAGTATATAAAAAAGTAAAAGCTAGAAAAGTTCCTTCTACTGATGGATCTAAGCAATTATTAATTGTACAAATGGCAGAAGATTTTAAAAAAATGGCTTTAGATGCTAAAGCAGACGGAATAAACTTGACTGCCAATTCTGCTTATAGGAATATTGATCAACAAATAGAAATATTTGACAAAAGATGGACAATAAAATATGCCGAAGGAAGGCCAAAAATATTACCTAAAGATAAAGGTGGGCAAAACGAATTAAATTCTGTAGGAAAAACAAGCGGGACGGCTGCTATTCCGGGGGGAAGTCCACACAATAGATCTGAAGCAGTAGATATTAGTATAGGTGGTGGTCCTAACTTAATAGATAAATTTAATACTCCTAATTATAAATGGCTACAAAAAAATGCTTATAAATATGGTTTTTTCAATACCGGTTATAAAATTAAAAAAACTCCTGAAGCATGGCATTGGTCGTACAAACCATCAGAAAAAGGTAATAAAAATGCTATTATAAATCCACCAAAAGAAAGGGAATCGGAATAAATTATGGGTAGTCCTAACGATGTCACAGAGCGTCCTGCTGCGATAGATCCTGTAAAACCAAATTCAGAAAATGGATTTAATAATAATCAACTATATGAGCCTTCTAACACATTAGTATTTAATAATTCTACAGCTGAAAAAGTATTTTCTGGTAGAAATAATACATGGATTGTCTTAGGTAGAGATAGAAATGGCCCCTTAAATAGTGGCTTTGGAGGAAAAGGACATAGTAAGTCTGGTGCGATTGATATAGTAGTAGGTCGGTTATCGGCTGTTGATGCTAAAAGTTTAAAAGATAAAAAAGTAAATCCATCTTTTACGGCAGATGCTGCAAGAATATATATTTCTCAAAAATGTCTTATAGATGAATATTTTATGATCGGTAACATGTCTAATGCAAAAACTAGTCCGAGTTCAGCCATAGGTATAAAAGCTGACAATGTTAGAATTATTGGTAGAAATAGTATTAAACTTGTTACTAGAACTGATAGCTTAATGTCTAATAATAATCCGCCCTACGATATGATGGGTATACAGTTAATAGCTAATAATGATGAAGCTTCTTTGCAGCCGATGGTTCTTGGTACTAATTTAGTTAATGCTCTCGGTAAATTAACAGATGAAATGGCAACTATAATTGGACATTTGCAAAAGTTCGTAAATATTCAGGTACAATTTAATGATTCTTTGGCAAATCACACGCATTTATCACCATTTTATGGTCAAAAAACATCTTTTGATCCAAACGTAATAATAGAAGCAAAAAAAGCATATATGAAAGTATTTACTACTGTTGCGCAGGAACTATTAAGTTCAACTAATAATTTAATAAGCTGGCAATCAAAATATTTAATTTGCGGCAATAAAGGCAATTATATAAACAGTATGTATAATTTTACTAATTAAGGATTATATGAGTAATTTTGAAGAAGTGAAATATCCACCAACCCCAAATTATGAAACACACTTCTTAAACAAAGAATCAGTTTATTTAGATGTGTCAAGAGAAGAATTGCTTCTTTCATCTAGTTTTAGCGTTAATACCACCAACAAAGCACCACAGAATACCAAAGTCACAATAATAGAAGAGGGTTTGGGTGTTAACGCACTTTGGAATTATGTAAAATATAATAACAAAAGTGTATATTTTTTAAGAGAAAATTTAACACCATTAAATGGCATAAAACAATCGATGCCATTAGCTATAGATTCTGCATATCAACAAAATTTACAATCTCCAAAAATTGATTGGAGAGAACAAAAGCCAAATACAGTTTATTTAGACACATATAATGCTAAATTCTGTACTCATATAGAATTACCATATGAAAAAGTAAACGGTAAAGAGGATTTAAAAGAAAAAATTAAAGAAGGCTATTATAAAGGCGTTGCTTTAATATTAAAGGAAACTGCTAAACAATATGATATAGTTTATATTAATCAGCTAACTGATAGCTATTATAAATTTGCTGAAGCGGAAGAATATTTTTTTCCACTTAGGGAATGTTCTACATTACGAGTTTTAGTTACTATATCATCAAAATATTTAAATTCTGGATTTATAAATAATAATAAAGTAAATAAAAAAGGTATTTATGAAGAAAAAGAATTATTAGATCTTTTTAATTCACAGCTTTTTGATGAAGATACGTTTGGTTCTTCCGAAGGATCTGGACCCACTTCAGATCAAGACCAAATTAGTATATATGAAACTTTAGAATATAATAATTATGATTTATTTTCTAGACATATTAGCGAAATAAAAAATATATTAATCCAAAATCAAGTTATTTATGCCACTGGTCAATGGGATATAGTACCCGATGGTGTAAATTTAAACTTTTTAACTGAAATAGCAAATATAGAATTATTTTTTAATAAAATAAATAAATTTTTAGATAGTAATATATCTAAGAAGCCAATTGATCAAGCTTTTAATATCAATAATCTTGTTAGTTCCATAGTTGGAGAGCCTTGGTCTGGTAATTTAAAATTTATATTAAACAAAAACGACACTAAAATAGTTGATATACAATTTTTTGATAATTTTAATAATAAAATTCCTTTAAATATTGGCTATTATTCTATTTTGCAAGATGAAACAATATTAAATAAAACAACAATTAATTATTTAAAAAAAATTAAAAAACCAACCACTTTAGATGATATTTTACTTGGCATAAGTGGCAGCATTATGCCTTCTTTGCAAAGTGCTGCTTCCAGTTTAACGCTAGCAGTTACAAATCCAGAACAGGCATTAAAGAATTTAGCTGCCGACATACAAAATGCTCCTGAAAATATAGCGAATAATTTAGCCAACGCAGCAGATAATGTAAGTTCTGGTATTGACAATGCAGCACAAAATATTCAACAACTAATACCAGATGAAATTTTAAAAAAGTTTTTAATTAATTATCACGAACCATCAATAACAGATATTATTAGAAGGCCGATAGATTTAGCACAGTGCGTGCAATCAAATTATAATTTATTAAAAGAAATAGAAAATAATATAAAACCAGCAGCTTTAAGACAATTTGAATCTCAAATACAAGAGTATCAAAAAAGAAAAAAAGAATTTGATGGTAGCACGTTTGATAAAATATTATCTGGCGATATAAGTAAAACCTTTGATCCAAGATTAAGAAAATTATTTGGATTAGATCCAATAGATTTTTCTAATCCCATACGAGGATTAAATGAAATATTAGGAATTATCAATTTATTTGATATACAAAGATGGCTATTGGAATCATTAAAGTGCGGTACTCTTGATTTTGACCCACAACAATTTAATAAATTGTTAGAACAATATGGTAATGTAAAAAAAGCTCTAGATGCGTTAGCTGTAATCTCTGTATGTAATCCAAATTTTACTAATGTTTTAAAATTATATACTTCTTTTACGCTGCCTTTATTACCTACTACTAATCCTAATCGCTCTTTAATTGAACAGCTTATAAAATTAGTTGTTCAAGTAACAAATGATATTGTTGTTTTGACTATTAGACAGTTATTAACAAATTCATTTAAAAATTGCGCAGATGATAAGAGAAGAAATAATCTTCCTAATTCATTAAGCAATAACATAGATCCAAACGCTGGCTTTAACGATCCTGCTATTGATGATTTATTAAATGATATATCAGGTGGCATATATGATGAAAATGGAGAGATCATTCCAGAAGCTAGAGATGCCGCTAAACAAAAATTGAAACAATTATTAGATGAGTTAAGTAATTGTTTATCTACTAGAGAATTGTGTGCATTATTGACTGGTAAAACAGTTAACGATTCTGTTATAGATGCGATAGTATCATTTATAAAAAGAAAATATAACAATCCAAACGGTATTACTAATTTAGCAAATAAATTTAATAATAGAGATTATATTATAAATTTCTTTTTAGTCCTTGGTCGTAATCTTGGCGATGATTTATTAATTTGTGACGATATTTTAAATCAACCAGAAGATTTCAATAAGAATCCTCTTTGCGATGATGGAACAATAAATAATCTACGTAAAAAATTATTGGGCGATAAAGGATTAACTCCTGATTTAATAGATGATTTATTAAAAGATATAAATGATAAAAAAGCTAAAAATCTTGATGATTTACTTAAGTTTTTAGATTCAGACGATCCATTTAAGTATGATAATATACCATCAGTATTATGCAAAGATGGTATACCTCCCGCAATTAAAGTATCTCCGTCTATAGATAGTTTTAAGGGTTTGTTAAATGCTCTTTTTAGAGATGTATATGACAACTTTGATAGAGAATCAACTGAATGGTATAAAACCACTTATTCTACTAAGGGTGGTCCTAAAACAATGTCTTTTGATGAAAGCGGCAAGCTAGTATTTGATACTAGTTCCGCTGGTGAAGCTACTGATTCTGATAAAAGCGGTTTACAGGAAATTATACCTAATTTTCTTTTTGATCAAAGTATAACAACGGTTACAAATAATTCTTTGTATGATGATAAAAGCTATTCTTATAAAGTATTTTTAAATGGTAAAGCACAAAGAGACTTAGACGTTACAATACTAGAATCTAGTATAAAAACCGATATAGAAACGGCTGAAAAAAGCTTAAGAGATTTTTTGTCCGATTTTAATATTGCTTATAATCTGTATATAACTACTTTGGGAATACAGATTGGTTTTGAAGTTGGTACAGCTATTCAATCTAATAATTTTCAAAGAGCATCTAGCAACTCTGGAGTTTTGCAAACTTTAGAAGCAAATATTAAAGGTTTAAGTCCAACATTTTTTAATGAATTTTTAAAATTTATTAGATTACAAGACATGTTTATGGTTAATAGTATATCTGACATAGACGAGCTAAAAGTTCTATTTCCAGATAATAAATTATTAGCTAATCATTTAGTTATTTCTGATTCTGGTATTGCTGTGTATATAACAGTTTGTGAATATTTAATTAAACATAAAAATGATTTAAGCAATATGCTTAACCAAATAGCACAAAGGCTTCGTCCCGCTTCTGAGAATACTTTAATACCTAATGAAAATGTCGCAAGTTATAATGATTTATTACAACAATTAGAATTTGCTATTAGTCAATACAATCAAATAAAAAATGCTTATGAATTATTATTAAATTCTTCAATCAATTATCCTTCTTATGATTTAAATATGTCATTTGGCTTATCGTCATATAGCGGAATAAAAAATTATGATAATGAATCAATTTATAATATTTCTTCTACGCTAATTAAAAAAAATAATAAACAATATATAAAATTTGGTAGTAAAAATAAAGTAAAAGACTCAATAAAAAATTATATTTTAAATGATTTAAAAATAGACAAAGACGGAATAAACAAAAATAATATTTTTAATGAATATATAAAATCTAAAAACGATTTATACAACTCTTATATTGATATTAATTCAGATATTGTATTTGATAATAATAAATTTTCTTCTTTAGATAAATTTATTTTTAATAAACTAGTAAATAATATTAAATCACCAAATAATTTATTTGATAACTGTAGAATTATTAAACAAGAATTTAAGCCAACTCCTGATAGCGAAGTGGAAATTAAAGAACATAAAGTACCTTATACTAAATTGTTTGGCGATAAATTAGTGATTAAACAAACCCCAGAGCAAAAAGCTTGTAATGTTCGTCCACATTATTTGGATATTGATTCTATAAAAAGCGATATTATTAATAACAAAGAAAAAAGCTTGTGTTCTATAGAAGAAGCTAAAAATGAAAATATTATTAATAATATCCCTATTAACTCCTCAGAGATGCAAAATTTAGAAACTTCTGAAACGCAAAATATAATTTTAAATGGAGTTTTTAAATTAGCGATACGTACATATTTGCATGACATTTTGTTAAGAGGAATAAATTTATTTTCTTATTATGATCCACAAAGTTTAAGAAAAGATGAATCCTTTATTAGCTTTATGGCTTATTTAGTAGAATCTGAAATGAGGGGTGTGGATAACACTTTCTTTACACTTATGATGAGTGGTATAAACCGCGCAGTAAATCCTGACAGCTCTAGAACACAACAAGAAATAGATTTCTTATCTAGGGACATGTTTAAAGACACGGTAGCAGTAGAATTGCAAGAAGTAGTATTGCCAAAATTAGCCAAAAGACTAAATGAAGATACTAATAAATATTTAATACAAAGTCAATATGCTTCGCTATTAGAACCATTATTAACTAGTGATAGTAATAAAACTCTTAAATTAGTAAATGTGGTTAAAGATGCTAAAGATTTATTTGCAGAAAATATTTTGTTTCAAAAACAAGATGGAGTTTATTTATTGGTTGATAATAATAAAGCCATAAAAATATCAGATGGTACTTATGAACAATTCGCCAATTCTGTGGATTATGAATTGTTGTTTGAATATTTATTTCCACAAACGCAATATTTAAGCTTTATGTTTATTACAAGCGCGTTGAGCACTTCTACAAGAAGAAGTATACTGGATATTTTTAAAGATACAAAAGCCTGTATTAGAAATCTAGGCAAGATAGCTCAAACAAACGGTGCTAATATCACCCCAGACTTAACTAATGCTCAAGATATTATTAACAACGATACCGATGATTTATTAAAAAAGTATCTTTTTGAGACATTATTAAAAACTCCATTCCTTATTTTTAAAGGTTTTGCTGAAATGTCAGAGCCTAATTTATTAATAAGTTCAAGCATTTATAAAACTTTGAGCCTTTTTGTTCCTGAAACTCCATCTTTTATTATTCCTCCTACTTCCGGTATATTATTTGCCACAGGCATATCATTTGTAAATCCTATAGTTTATTTCTTATATTTAGGAGGCTTCTTCTGGTATGAAGATAAATCTAATAATTCTGATATAGCTAAAAAATCTATGTTATTAAAATTTGCTGAAGGCTCTGGCGAAGATATGAATTGTGAAAGTATTACCAATAATAACAACGACTTAGTTAAATTAAATAATGAAGGTATATATGAAATATAAATTTTATTTATTTTAAAAACTATTTAAAATTAGGAAAACATTATGAAAGGCTTTTCACCAAAGTTACCATTAGTAAATGATAAATTAGATGGACCATATTCTTTAAATAAAGATATTAAAGAATTAACAAAACAAAATTTAAAAATGTTAATTTTAACTAATCCCGGTGAAAGAATAATGATTCCCACATTTGGTGTTGGAATTAAGCAATTTTTGTTTAGTCTTGATATACCGGAGACAAGAAATCAATTAAGCAAAAAAATTTATGAACAAGTACAAAGGTATCTTCCATATATAAAAGTTACAGAATTAGATTTTTCTAGTCCTAATTCTAACGATAATAACACTTTATACGTATCTATAAAATATAATATAGATTATTTAGCAATAAATGATGAACTAAATATTCAAATATAATCTAATTATTTATATTTGAGGCTAAATAAATGGCAAAAAAAATAGTTCCTATAAAATATACTAGTCGTGATTTTGAAACAATAAAAAACGATTTAATACAACACGCTAAAAGATATTATCCAGAAACATATAAAGACTTTAGCGAGGCTTCATTCGGTTCATTAATGCTTGATACTGTCGCTTATGTAGGCGATATAATGTCTTTTTATTTAGATTATCAAGCTAATGAAGCATTTTTAGACACAGCTTCAGAATTTGAAAATATTTTAAAACTTGGTAAACAGGTAGGCTACAAATTTTCTAATTCTAATTCTTCTACCGGTATAGCATCATTCTATATCTCGGTTCCAGCTAATTCTACTGGTCTTGGCCCTAATTTAGACTATGCCCCGATTATTAAAAAAGGCAGCACATTCGCTACCAATAGTGATGTAAATTTTATATTAAATGAAGATGTGCGTTTTGATAACCCTAAAAATGAAATAAGAGTTTTAACTGTAGATAATGCTACCGGTACTCCATTATATTATGCCATAAAAGCCAAAGGACAAGTGATATCTGGTGTCATTGGCAGAGAACAAATACAAATTGGTGATTTTGAAAGATTTAAAAAAGTTTCTTTGCAGCAATCAAACATTATAGAAGTACTATCAGTATTTGATTCCGAAGGAAATGAATATTATGAAGTTGATTACTTGTCACAAAACATAATTTATAAATCTATAACTAATAGAGATATTACTGAATCTACTTTAGCTAAAGAAATACTAAAACCATATTTAGTACCAAGAAGATTTATAGTTGATAAAACACTTAATACCAGTACTTTAGTTTTTGGTGCCAGTTCAGATAATATAGTTCAAGACGATTTATCGTCGTATGCAGAGCCTACAAATGTAGTATTAAATATGTTTGGAAAAAACTATATTTCTTCTGATGCTTTTGACCCAAGTAAACTTTTAAATAGTGATAAATTTGGAGTTGCCCCATCAAATACAGTTTTAACTATAAATTATCGTTATTTGAACGCTAATATACAAGTTAATTTTGCCTCTAACTCGCTCACATCTGTAAGAAATGCGCAGTTATTTTTTGGTGATGAACAGAACTTAAATTCTGCAATAAAAACTAAGGTTATTTCTAGTCTAGAAGTTAATAATGAATCACCACTTTTGGGTGACACAACAGTAATCGATTCTGACGAGTTAAGAAGAAGAATAGAAAATTCTTTTGCTTCACAAAATCGCGCTGTAACAGAACAAGATTATAAAGTATTAACTTATTTGATGCCACAAAAATTTGGTTCTATCAAAAGAATAAATGTTAAAAAAGATTTAAATTCATTAAAAAGAAATTTAAATTTATATGTTCTATGCGAAGATTCAGATGGATACCTTACCGCTCCCAACCAAACAGTAAAAAACAATATTAAAACTTGGTTAGATAAAAATAGAATGATTAATGATACTATTGATATTCTAGATGGTAAAGTTGTTAATTATGCTATAACTTTTACTGCTGTTGGTAGTAATAATCGTTCTAAATATGATATTTTAACAGACGCTATTAACCAATTAAAAATAGATTTTGCTAGATTGCCAGATTTTGGTGAACCTTTTATGATTACAAATATTTACGATAGTTTAAAAAAGGTTGATGGATTATTAGATGTTGTTTCAGTAAATATCGAAGAACGAGTTGGTGGTTTATATTCTAATGCGCAGTTTAGCTTTAAAAACAATACTTCAGCTGATGATAGACACATTACTGTGCCAGATAACGTTGTAATGGAACTAAAATATCCAAATACAAACATTAAAGGAACTATTTTGTAATGTCAATAAAAAAATATATTGCCAACAAAGATACTACCATAACTAATGCCTTCATGGAAAACATGATTACAAGAGGCATTAACTCAAATATGGGTGCTTCTGATTCACTTGAAGTTTTCACAATATATGGTCAAGTTACCACTTCCTCATTAGAAAAAACAAGGCTTTTAGTACAGTTTCCAGTTGATAATATTGCGTCTGATAGGGTTTCTGGTTCTATACCTGCTAGCGGTAGCGTGTCTTTTTATTTAAGGCTATACAACGTAGTTCATCCATTTAGTGTTCCAAGACAAGTTACATTATCTATAAATCCATTGTCTAAATCTTGGGAGGAAGGTTATGGATTAGACATGGAAGGTTATACAGATAAAGGTTATGTAAGCGACACAGCAGGGTACGGCAGTACATGGATGTACGCTGCTAGCGGCTCTGCATGGGTTAATGAAGGAGGCGATTATTTAACGTCCTCTGGATATGATTTAAGCTATTATTTAGAAAGCGGCCTTGAAGATATAGAAATGGATATTACATCCTTAACAGAACAATGGCTTACTGGTTCTCTAGCTAACAATGGCTTGATCGTTAGACTTTCTTCTTCTTTAGAAAACGGTTCCAGACTAGAAAGTTTTTATACTAAAAAGTTTTCAGCGCGTGGTTCTGAGTTTTATATGCGCAGACCATGCATAGAAGCTCGATGGGATCCATCTATAACAGATGATAGAAATAATTTCTTTGCTTCTAGCAGCTTAGTAAGCGCAGAAGATAATAAGATGAGTTTATATTTCTATAATAAAGTTAATGGACGTTTAAAAAATATTGCTGGTAATCCAACATTATCTTTGCAGCTTTTTACTAATTCATCTTTTAGTGATGCTATAACGGCTTCTTATAATGTCGTTAGCAATCCGTTACCGGGTGTTTATAAAGCTCAAGTAGCGATAGATACAACCTCTAGCGTATTATACGATAAATGGGTAAACAGCTCTAGCGCTTCTATTAAATATTTTTCTGGTTCTTTTGACGTAAATACTAGAGAAGGCGACAATAGTTCTTATCTACCAGAATATATTTATAATATTACTAATTTAAAAAATGTTTATGACCAAAATGAAAAAGCAAGATTTAATATTTTTGTTCGTGAACGTGATTGGCAACCAACAATTTATACCGTTGCATATAATAATGTAGAAAATACTGCAATTCCTAATTTATATTACAAAATTTTTAGATTTAACGATAATTATACAGTAGTTGACTATTCCACTGGCTCTTTAGCATATACAAAAACTTCATATGATTCAAATGGTAATTATTTTGAATTAGACATGAATATTCTTGAAAAAGATTATGGATATGGTATAAAATTAGCAACTTGGGATGGCGTACAACTTGCAGAGTATAAGGACGTATATAAATTTAGGATTCGGTAACTATGTCATTAAAAGATCTATTTGGTAAAACTTCTGAAAAAATAGTCTCCAATAAACAATTACAAGATTTATACGAGCAAGCAGAATCAGAAGGTTTTCTAGAAGAACTAGTAGAAGATAGGCAAAGATATTTGCCTTCTGTGGATTTTTCTAATTTTTCTAATTATATTATATATGGTTCCGCAGAGCGCTATTTTGTTGATGGTATAACAAATATATATCAAAATTATCCATATGACGGTTCTAAAAAAGAAAAGCAAGATTGGAGAAATAATTCTTCTCAATTAGATTTATATATATTTGATGAAATATATCCAAAAACCAAAGGATATGTTGTATTAAGTGGCAGCAATGTCTCTGTTAATGGTTCAAACATTCGCTCTTCTTCGGCTCCACAGTATGTGTTGATTAAAGGTGGTCCTAATCAATCTGCTGATGGAAAGTTTGAAAAATCTAATATTTATGATTTAGATACTAATCGTGAAAGTAATTTAGGAATTACTCAAAATGGCAATACCGTTGAATTTTGGTTTAAAGATAACGTTACCTCTGGAAGCTCCTTATCAACAGCAGAATACTGTTTATTAGATCTTTGGAATGGTAATAGTAGTGGTAGTGCAAATTATACTCGATTAACAATTAGTAAGCAATACAGCACTAGCAATAACAAATTTTTTGTAACTTATGTATCTGGTACTGCGGGTATTGTTTCACAATTGCTTGATTATGATTTCGATCCATATAGTTGGCATCATTATGCCTTTACATTTAGCAATACAAACATCACAGATTTAGAAGTTTGTTTATTTGTAGATGGCAACCTTGTTAAAAAAACCAATTTTGCTTCCGTTGGTAGTATTAATTTAGCTGACAATTCTAATTTAATTGCGTTTTTGGGTGCCTATAGAGCAGACCAAAATGGTAATTCTTCTAGTTATTCTAGTTTGGGTCAAAGTCACGGTTCATATGACGAATTCAGATTTTGGAAAACGGCTAGAACTCCAAGGCAAATATATAGAAATTGGTTTACTAATGTCGGAGGTGGCTCTAATACCGATGATTCCAACACTAATCTAGGAGTATATTTTAAATTTAATGAAGGTATTGTAGACAATTCCTCAATCAATTCTCTAGATGCAGTGTGCTTAGATTACAGCGGTAGAGTATCAAATGGTACCATAATTAATTATGATGTAAATTGCAAGTCTACTTCATCAGCTATAGATATATATTTTGATACGTCGCTAGAACAAGCAGAACCAATAGTATTCTCTTCTAATCCACTAGTACAAAATAAAATAGAAGAATATACAGATTTAGGTTTTCAATACGATGTAACAAATGTATCTAGTATATACAGAAAATTACCATCTTGGATTACAGAAGAAGCAGAAAAAGATAACTATCCTGATTTACAAAGACTAGTACAAATTATCTCTAGCTATTTTGATACTTTGCATTTACAAATAAAAAATCTTTCTTCTATAAAAAATATAGAATATTCTTCTGAGAATGATAAACCAAAACCTTTTTATAGCAATATATTAGCTTCTCATGGTTTTGATAATATAGAGATATTTAACAATAGTACATTTTTAGAAGATGTTTTATCAAGAAATGAATCAAGTGAATTTGAAAATAAAATTTCTGATATTAAAAATGTAATTTATCAAAATATATATAACAATCTCTCTTATATATATAAGAGCAAAGGTACAGAAAAATCATTTAGAAATTTAATTCGCTCTTTTGGCGTTGATAACGAATTAATAAAAATAAATCTTTATGCCAATAATGCCGAATATGATTTTTCAGATAAGTACAATTATACTTCTATAAATAAAAAATATATAGATTTTAATAATCCCAATAGATATTCTGGAACAGTTATACAGTATTACAAATCTGCTGATACTGATACAAATGGGTATATTACTGGTCTTGCTTCTGGCAAGCTTGACTATGCTCCAATAACAGTACAAGCAGAAATATTATTTCCTAAAAAATCTGATAGCGAATTTGAAAATTATCAATATACAGATTTTACTGATATATCACTATTTGGAAGCCATACTGCTAATTCAAATAATACTGTTTTATCTTGGGCTAATAATGATAATTTTAATTTTCAAGTTTATGCAATAAAAAATGATCCAAATAGTACAGATGTATATTTTAAATTAACTGGCTCTTTATCTGCTAGCGGCTTTAGTTTAACTTCCAGCTGGTATCCTGATGTATACGAAAATAAGAAATGGAACCTAGCTGTCAGAATTAAACCTGATAAATTAGGAAATATCGGGTATAGTTCCGGTAGCTCTAACACAGATTATGTTATTGAATTTGTTGGTTATAATTCCATTCTAGATACCAAATTAGAAGAAGGATTTATATTATCTGCAACTATTCCTCAAGCTGATGCAATATCAGCACTACGAGAAAATAAAAGATTGTATGCCGGTGCGCATTACGATAATTATGATTCTTCTAGCTTACTAGCTAAAACAGATGTTAAAGTTTCTTCTGTAAGATATTGGCTTGATTATTTAACAGATGAAGAATTAAAAAATCATTCCTATGATGCTTCTAGTTATGGCTCTTTAAGACCCAATTGGCGTCCAGATTTTATAACAGACAATCTAATAGTTACTAAAGCAGATATGTTGTTGCTAAATTGGTCTTTCGATAGTGTAACCGGGACTAACAATCAAGGTCAGTTTATAGTTGATGATATATCTTCTGGATCTGTTGATCTTGCCAATAGATATGGATTAGATTGGCTAGGGCCAGTTATCGGGTACCAGCAAAGTGGTTTAGCGTTTGGATTTGGCGCAAATGATTCACAGGTAGCCAATAAAGAATATATTTATTCTGCTAAAATAGCTACACCAGAAATCTTCAATGGCTCCGACATGATTCAAGTCCCAGCCACTGATGATTTTGCCAGAACAAAAATTGGAAAACCAGTTTCTTTCTATTTTTCTATTGAAAAAAGCATGGCGCAAATTATTAATGATGAAATATTAAATTGGTTTGCCACTATAAAAAATTTCAATAATTTAATTGGTTTACCTAATCATAAATATAAAAAAGAATATTCTGATCTTGTGCATATGAGAAAAATATTCTTTGAAAAAGTAAACAACGAGCCAGATTATGAAAAATTCCTAGAATTTTATAAATGGATTGATTCATCGATTTCGATGATGATTGGACAATTAGCACCAGCATCAGCTAATGTTTCTGATAAAGTTAGAAATGTGGTAGAAAATACTTTATTAGACAGAAATAAATATGAAAATAAATTACCTATTATAAAATATAAAGATAGAATAGTTCCGGTCGGCGGCGGCGGTGGTTTGTCGCAAATCAACTATTCTTCTTTACGTGCGCCTAGTAGCCCAGCTGGAAAAGAATGGTACAAAAAACGCGCCATCAGGACACAAGAAATAAGTGGCAGCGGTGAAACTATCACTACTCCATTAGAACCACAAAATGATATTGATAGAGAAATTATTAGACAAGTAATTAATTATTCATCTTATGGTAAGGATGTAACTTTATATTCTGCCGAAAATGATACTTTTTATGAAGGCAAAAAAGATCTAAATAAAATTTATTCTAAGCACTATGTTTTAAATGCGGATAAATTACTTATTGTAGAAGGTAAAATATTAGGTAATGAATTGACAAATATTTCTTCTAGCAATCAATTTATATTTGCTGCTGATTTAATGGCTTCTTCTAGCGATACTCAAGTTATTGATCCTTCAAAATCGTTATATAATATAATTTCAACGCCAACATTGTTTGACTTAGATAGTTCTTCTTCTTATGCTGGTATTAGAAAAGCAACAAAAACAAGCTATAAATTTAAAAATCCATATGAGTATTTCCAGACTTCTGGTAGATCTGCCAACAATAAAGCATTTGTAGATTTGGAAGGGGGTGTTTCTGGGACAGCAAATATAGATATACTTGAAGTTACTAGTAGAACATTACCAAATAGAAATACGGCCAATGGTAATGGGCGTAAAACAATATTTGTTGAAAGATTTAGTGCCCCCGGAGGTCCAGAGGTAAATAGCAGGGGCGCTCTTGATTCTGTGGCAGAAGAATATTCTGCTTATAATTCATTAAATTATAGGAATTTTAGAGTACGTAAACATTTAAATTCTTGGTTAGCAGAAACATCTAGTTTTGATGAACAAAATCCTTCTTATCATAAAGTACCAAATAATATAGCTAGATATCCTGCCGATGATAATGGTAATAGTATAAATTCTCAAAATGATAATGCCTTTATAAGTCACGCAATTCCAAGAAGCGATAGGCAGTATGCTTGGGTAAACGCTTCATTAGATGCAGACGATGGATTTAGCGGCTATGCAAGCGAGTTTGCTAACTTAAATAAGAGTTATCAAACAATTAGTTCATCTGAAATTATTGGCTTATCTAGCATACCATATGTTAATTTTAGATATTTAGATTCGGTTAGTTATAATAATTTATTAACAGATAAAATTATTAATACTGGCTCTAATATTATAAGTACTGGTAGCTTATTTGCTACCACTTTAGATTATTTTGGTTTATATTTCTACTTGACTACACTAAATGGTCCTTATCAATACCCGTCTTGGAAACAAATTAGAAATTCTGAAAATCCCATAGTTGTTCAATCAAAGAAAAACAACAATATTCTTGTTCAAGATCAGTCTATACAGCTGTTTAAGAGTGTTAATGGTACTTTGGTACCATATGTTGATTCAAAATCTCAAACATTTAAAGCCTATAAAGAACCGCCTATTGAATATAACATTCCTATGAAACACGTAGTAGAGGTAAGTGGTTCAACAGGTTCTATCGAAGTTATAAGCACATATGATAATAATATTAATAAGTTTGCTAATGCTTCATTGATGACAACACTTGGTCAAAAAGAAAGAAGTGAATTGCAGACTCATAATACCTTGGTTGCTATGAGCAAGGGTGAGTACATCCCAGAACCACAAATATTATCTGCTTCATATAGCAAAATGCTATTCCCATCTAGAAAATATGTTGGCTTAAAAGAAACTCGTACAAGACCAAATTATACTGAAATAGCTGGCACGGCAAGCAACGGTTACGACAGAAATTCTGCTAAAATTAGAACTTTTTGGAAAGATGCTATTGCCGATAGACAAAGAACTAATGCATTTTTCTCATCCAATAAAACCGGTTCTATTAATTGTTTAAATATAGCACAATTAAGCGCTAGTACAGGTATAAGTAATGCAATTTTTGCAGGTTATGTTCGCCACTCTTCTTCTACTTGGGATAATATCCAACCAGCATTTGCTGTAGAAACAAATTTTTCGAATTATTACGATTCATTTAATAGTATAGAATATAGCAGTAGTTATACTATGGGTTTAATAGCCTATGGTTTAGGTATCATTGTATATACTACAGAAAGTTACACTCTAACGAGCGATTTAGCTGGGTTTAGTGAGTTAGAGGCGCAACGGTTTTTATCAGCCCAACCCGGAACATATTTCTATATTCCAGTTACAGGTACTAATGGTAAAACTATACAAGTGGAACATTTTCGTTATGATCCAGCGGTTAACTTTGTAAGACCAAAACCTTCTTATGCATATAAAATTCATTATCCTAGTGTAGCTTCACAAAGAAGCAGTTCTTATGGATTCGTGTTTCAAGCGAATATATATACCACTGCTATTAGACATTTTATTAATGAAGGTATGTATTATAATACTAATATTTTGGCAGGAAAAAATCCTTGGTATAATACATACGAACAATATTTTGA